AGACACTTCTTCCGGCAGGCTTTCCTGCACGGGAGCCAGTTGATGCGGTTGCCTTACGGAATGCTTGTCCTTTATCATACGCCCGGAAATCCTTTAAAAATCATATCCATAAAGTTATCAGCGATGTAATCCTCTATCTTCGGGGAGAAACCGATGAACTGGCGGTGTACGGGACGCCGTGCAGAATGCTGGTTCACAGTGTACAGGCCAAATTTCGGGTCGGTATTGTGTACGGCGGCATAATGCCCGTAGCGGTTCTTGCTACGTCCCCGTTTGCCTTTGACCGGAATGCTCTTCTCGGTAGTCCATATTGAGTAGCGGGCCCCTTTACGGAATATCCAGCTACCGTCGCTGCGCCGCCCCCTGATATCGGTCCTGTCCGCTTCTCCCTTGATACCTGCGGCAAGAGCTCCCGTGTCATTCATGACCGGATGTGTAAACTTCCGCCCCCAACGGGAGGTACGTGGCGTCCATGTGCCGCCGCAGAAACCTCCCGAGGGAAAGGAGGCAAGAAATTGCCGCCGGCTGTACTGTCCGGCCTCGGTGGC